CGTCGATGACGCCAGATCCAGGAAAGCGCAGAGTGATGCGCCATGAGGCCTGCGAAGTAAACTCGGCAGCCTGGAAAAGCTGCTGGCCGCTGAGATTCTCGATCTTGGCCCGCGTCGCGAGATATGGCGTCCAGGTGTTCAGCTTTTGTCCTGAAGCGTCCTGAGTAGCGCTGGCGCGGGCAAAGCCAACTTGATGGCGCAACTCGCCAGGTTGGAGGATCAGCGGATCTTTGATCTGCATTGCGTCCTCTTAGAAGCCAAACGTGTCAAAGGTTTCGCCAGAGAGAAGGGCCTCGACCGCAAAGTCAATGCTCTTGGGTGGACTTACCTCGGCAGCATCGCGGTGATTATACCAATAGCTGATCAAGAGCAGCATGGCCTGGCAGATTGTCTGAGGCGCGCTGCCTGCGTAATAGGTCGCGGTCAAGGTCTGGCCGGCATAGGCGCCTGCAACCGTAAGCGTACCCGCGACATCCGTGAAGGCCACCGGATTGCCGGCGGCGTCGGCAAGGGCGATGGCGCTTGTTTGCAGAACCGTGCCCGCATTGATGGCATCGGCCTGCGAGATAGTAACCGCCGGTGCGCCAGTAGATGGGACCATGAGCGCATCAGCGAATTTCCTGTCGTAACTGCCGGCGGTGAAGGAGATGATCACCGAGTTGGGCAACCAGCTCCGCGTATAGGGCCAGTAGAAGCCCGGATTCGGAACGATGCGCGCCGGCTCGGAGTTGACGTCGAGAAAGTAGGTGGCAGGATCGAGCGTCACCCACGCGCCGCTAAGGTTGATGTACTGAATGCTCTCCACGCTGAGGCAGCGCGGCTTGGGTAGCCTAATCGCCAGGGCATGCCAAAAATACCCATAGAGGCAATGCCGATCGTTGGGATTGACGGTCCCGTCGTAGACCGGAAAGGGAAAGAAATCGAGAAAGAGCTGCATGGACCGATTGAAGATGGCGCGATTCATGTGCTTCTCGACATAGTGCCGCGCGGCCGCGATGAGCGCCGCGATCAGAGCATCGTCCGTCGAGTTTCCAGAATCGACGACGCACTGAGCCTTAGCCTGTGACAAAGTCAGCGGCTCGGCGAACGGCTGGCTCGTTTCTTTGTAGCTTAACGGCATAGGTTTCGCTCCGCGAAACAGAGATCAGCGTTTAGAGATCAGGCCATGACCAGGTGTCGTGGTCGCAAAGCAAGGGCCGGCGCGAACCGGCCCCGAAATTGAGGACTGTGATGAACCTAGCTCGTGAGCGCGAGCGCAACACCCTTCCAGGCCGTTCCGGTGTAGACCCAGAGTTCGCCCGTGGCGACGTCAAAGCGGACGGTTCTCGCGGCGGGAGTGTCAATTGGCATGCCGGAAGTTGCGGGCAGCACCGGCGCGGGCAGGTCCGCGGTGACCAGCGCCCGGAAAGTGGGAGCGGCGTTCGCGCCCGATGCCGGTCCCGCGAAAACCTCGTTTTCGGCCTGCGCATTGTCTGAGATGGCAAGAGTTCCCTCGTTGGTGAGCGGGGAGCCGGCGACAGTCTGACGCGCAGGGACGGTAAGCGCAACGCTGACACCAGCGGTGTAGGTCGTAACCTGCCACTCGGAGCCGGTATCGGTGTAGAGCGTTTCAGTGTCCGTGGCGTAATAGGTGCGTCCCGGAGATCCGAAGGGCGGCATCTCTGCCGCGACCCCCATCAGGGACGGGTTAGCAAGCACGCTGATCATTGTTTCCTCCGTTGGACCGGTTTGAAGCCTGAAGAGTGGCGTTTCTGGATCGGAAATCAGGGCGGACGAAGCCCCGATCTCCGATCCAGAATCTCTGCCTTTGGGTTACTTGCCGACGAGCGCGACGACCGGAGCGGGGCTCTCGGAGACGCTCCCGGGGTTGGTGAGCACGCCGCCGACACGGGCAAACGCCACAAAACCGACCTTGTTCAGTTCGGCGTACCTCTCGTCGAGACGCCGGAGCATGATGGTGCCCTGGCCGGGGACGCGGCTGGGCGCGGCGGCATCCGGAGTGGTAACTTCGCGGAAGGTATAGCCGGCCTCGAAGTTACCGAACTGGATGTAGATGTTGCCCACGCCAATGCTCGGCTGGTAGGGATTGATCTTGACGGGGTAACCGAAGAGTGTGCCCGCGAAGCCGGAGATTCCGCCGTCATTGAACGGAAGAAAGATGGGGCGCCCATTGATGTCGGTGATGTTGAGCACCTGGGTGGCCAGGGTGGCGTTGGACATGACAAAGCAGGCGCCAATGGCGTATGCCGGATCAAGCGCGGCCAGAAGCGCCGTGAAGTCGACATACTTGGTGACGAGCGTGGTGTTGGCGGTGACTCCGGCGTTGTAGCCCGTCAGGGCGGCAACATTGGACGTGTTGCCCAACGTGAGCCATTTCGAAGCGGTGCGCAAATAACGCGTTTGCGTGATCTTCTCGATGTAACCCACCAGATCGAATCCCACGTCCTGGATGAGCGAATACTCGATCAGGATGGGGTTCATGCGGATGTCATCGATATTGCAGGTGATCCCGCCAGTGGCCGGATCAGTGGTAGTGATACCGGCGGAGTTGAGAACGAACAGGTTTTGCGTATCGTTCAGATACGGCACCTTGATCGCTTCGCCCGTGACAGTCTTCAGCTTCCCGACGATGTCGTACACCGAACCGTAGGACTGGAGAGCTTCTCTCGGATCGGTGACGCCCACGGGGATCATGACGCCGCCGTTGGTACTGACCGTCAGATCGCGGGTTTCAAGGGCACGGTTGCGCGCCTCGGCGAAGACCGCGGCGTCCGTGGTGCTGAACATGGCGCGCAGAGCCCTGTTGGTGGCGGCGCGGCGCTCCTGCCAGCCCCGGGTGTCCACCTGAGGCTCGTTTTCTCCGGCGCCAGGCTGGCCGCGGGGGATGCTGTGCTGGCTGCGCTGCTCGGTGAGCGAATCGATCTGCTCCATGCGCTGGGCATCGGCGAGCAGAATATTCGCGTCGGCGAGCATCTTGTCCACATTGGTACGCTGCTCTGCCGTGACGTTTTCGCCGCTCATGATTGCCTGCGCATCGAGCAGCAGCTTGGCGCGCTGGGCGCGGATTTCTTTGGCTGTCATAACTTTTCCTCTCGGATTTGAATTTTTACTACGCACCGCACCGGACAGCGGACGCACCAGGCGGCGGCTTCACGGCAGCGCAGCCCGGCCCGCGCCATTGAAGGCAGCCGACAAGCGGCAGGTGGAATGCGCGAAGATGGAAACTTATTGAATAACGAGGGCGACGCGAAGAGCCAAACGCCTGTTTTCGTCGGCCTCCTTGTCGCCCTCAGAGACATCGATGCCGTGCTGTTTGCAAAGATCGACAAGCTTGGTCCAGGCAGCCTTTTTCTCGGCCGCGGAAACACCCTTCATCTGATCGAAGCGGGCGAGCGCGTCGCGAAGATGGCTCTTGGTTTTTTCCTCCGTCGAGAACTTCCAGGGAAGCTCCCAGGTATCGGTCTTTTCCGGATCGCCAGCGATGATGAAACAGTCGGCGGTCAGATTCTCGCCATCAACCGACTTGGTGTGCGTCATGCGGCGATGTTGCGCCCGACCGCCTGACCGCGAATTCTCTCCGCTCTCCGCGTCCAGATCCATCGGACATCCGGCGCATCCTTCACCCTGCGAGTCGCACTCCTCGTGCGTGCAGCTGGCGCAGTCGCCGTCGATCGCGCAAGAGTCGCAAGAGCAAGCGCAGCCAGTATCGGGGTTCGGCTTGGCGTCGCCATTGCCGCGCGTGGCGAACCGCTTGCGGATCTCCGCGGGCGCGGAGGCCAACATCGAGCGGCGCTCGGTGCGCGCCTGCGCGTTGGCCGCAGGATAGGCCGGATACGTGACTGGAGAGACGTCGAGGAGCTGATCGAACTCGATGATCCGTCGCGTGATCGACCCGTCCGGGTTATCGGTCCACTGATCGCGTTTGACGACGAAAGCGAAGCTCGATCCTGTGATGTCCTTGCGGCGCATCGAGACCATCAAGTCGCGGGCGAATTGCGTGTCTGGCGGATCGATCTCATAGGACAGCCCGCGGGCGTCCACACTGAGACGCATAGTGCCGGCCGTTGTGCGGCCGAGCACCAGATTCGAGTCGTGATTGAAAAGCCCGCGTACGTCGGGATTCGACGCCATCACGCCGTCGAAAGCTCT